TTAAATATATCAAAAAGTACTTTTTCTTCTCTCGAATCCCAATCAATATCTAATACTAATTGTGCTATTTTCATAACTTTCTCTTTCAATTCGTTATTCAATTTCATTTCTGTTACCACCTTTTATTTTTCCAATTTTTTTTATCATTTTTGGTGCTAGATAAAGCAGTGCCCATAAATGAAATGGTATTGCTAATTCTCCACCAACTCCATCATATCCACGAATTTCTTTAGCATATCTAAATGCTAGAACTGTTAAAACAGCTATTATTAATATTTTTCCACAGTGTACTAATATTTTTTTCATGTTTAATCTCCTTTATTTTATTTTTTCAAAAAATCTTTTGATTCTATTTCTTAGTTTCTTTTCTTCTCTCTCTTTTTTTACTTTTCTTTCGTTGGCATTTACTAACGCTAATGAACTAAAATTATATTTCATATTCATTCCTCCTAAATTAAATTATTTTTATACAAAATAGACGCCATGTTATTGCATATCTTTTCGCATTCTTCATCAAACTGTTCCTCTTGCTCATCTGTGTAATTGGAATTTTTCTTTTCCCAGTCTTCCCAAGCTTTTGCATTTTCTATATAGTCTAATACAAGGCTTTCGAACGGTTCAAAATTAAAGTCTTTTTCCTCATATTTGCAAACTATGAAATCGTGCAGTTCTTCTAACGAAATATATCGCAATTGATTTTCATATTTTGCTTTAAATTCCTTAAATTCATTTTCTAAATGATTGCAAAAATCGTTGTATTCTTCTATCGCTCTGTCTTCTTCTTCGCATAAACGATCCCAAGCTAAGTCTCTTGCTCTTTCTGCTTGTTCTGCAAATTTTAATCCTTCGCTAAAACCCATTTTAATCATCTCCTATTATATTATCCGTTTAAATCGGATTGATGTTGTAAAAAAAATTAAAGAGCCTTTTTATTTATCTTACAAACACATTATATCCGATAAAATCGGAAATGTCAAGTTATTTTTGATATTTTTTTAAAAAATAAAGTATAATATACTAAAGAGCCTTATAGAATGGAGAAGATTATGGAAACTTTAGGTATAACTTTGAAAAAATTAAGAGAAAGTAGAAATTTAACAATTGCTGAACTTGCAGTTAAAGCAGGATTAGGAAGAGGAACGATAGGAGATATTGAAACAGGGAAAAATAAGTCTACAATTGCTACTGTAGATACATTATCTAAAGCATTAGGTTTAAATAAAAAAGAAAGAGAACAAATATTCGCTAGTATGTTACCTAAAGATATTGGGAAAAAATTATTAGGTGATCATAGTGATGAATTTTTAGATGGACTTTTGGAACTTTTGAAATTAGTAGAAGTTGAAGAACAAAAAAGTATTTTAACTCTTATAACTGAAAAAGTGGAATATTTAAGTTTAAAAAATGGGAATTATAAACAAGTTGAAGGGTTAATTAAAGAAGTAAAAGAAAAAATAGATGAATTATAAAAGAAAGGGATAATATGGCGAGACGTGGAAAAAGTTTTACTACTATTTTAAAACAGGCTGCACGTGAGGCAGAAAGAAGTAGAAAACGTGCAGAAAGAGAACGGGTTCAAAAATTAAATGCAATGAAAAGGGAACAAGCAAAAGCCGAAAAAGAATATCAAAAACAATTACAGAAAGAATATATAGAAAGTAATCAAAATTATGCTAAGACAACGAAAGAAAATGCTGAAAATCAACGTAATACTTTTTTAAAAATAGCTAATCATATACATATAAAAGATAAAATTAGTTTGTTGGATCAGATTAGAGAAGATACATTTGATGAAGAACGTCCAGAAATATCTGTTAAAATTGTATTTCCTAAACCAGAATACAAAGAAACTTTTATGTCAAAAATAATTCCTTCAATTAAGAAAAAGAAAAAAATACAATATGAAAATGAATTGAAAGAATGGAAAGTGAAATGTGAAGGAGCTAAAGCTGCAAATGAAGAAAATTTGAAAGTCTTTAACGAAGAATTAAAAATTTGGGAAAATAGAAAAATTAGTTTTTATGATGAACGTGAAAAATACAATAAAAGTATAGAAGAATTAAATAATAGATATAGTAAAAACAAAAAAGAGGCGGTTGAAGAATATTTTGAATTAGTCTTAGATTCGATAGAATTTCCATACGAAGGTTTGGAGGGAGATTATGATTTAGAGTATAACGAGTTAAGTAAAATATTAGTGTTAGATTATGTTCTGCCAAATATAGATGTGATACCAGATTTAAAAAATATGACTTATATAAAATCACGAGATGAATTTAATGAAACGTATATAACTGAGAAACAAAAAGAAAAAGTGTATAATGAATTATTGTATGGATTAGTTTTAAAAATTGTAGGAGTTTTATATTCAAAAGTTGAAAATGATAGCGTGAAATCAATAGTATTTAATGGTTGGATAGAAAATATAAATAAAGCAACTGGAAATGAACAAAGCTTTTGTTTATTAAGTCTACAAACTAAAAAAGAGAATTTTGATGTTATAAATTTAGAACAAGTTGATTATAAAACTTGTTTTAGAAAATTAAAAGGTATTTCAAAACCTAACTTAAATGACTTAGTTCCTGTTGCCCCAATATTAAATATAAATACAGAAGATAAAAGATTTATTGATAATGTTGAAATAGGTGATAAAATAGAGGGAATAAATATAGCAAATATTGATTGGAAAGATTTTGAACACTTAATAAGAGAATTGTTTCAAAAAGAATTTGAAAATGATGGAGTAGAAGTAAAAACTACACAAGCAAGCAGAGATGGTGGAGTTGATGCAGTAATGTTTGATCCTAATCCAATTAAAGGTGGAAAATACATCATACAAGCAAAAAGATATAACAATTTAGTAGGAATATCAGCAGTTCGAGATTTATATGGAGCAGTTCATAATGAAGGGGCTACAAAAGGTATTTTAGTTACTACATCAGATTTTGGAGCGGATTCTTATGAATTTGTCAAAGATAAACCTTTGACCTTGATAAATGGAAGTAATTTATTAAGTTTATTACAAAAACATAATTACAAAAATGTAAGAATTGATTTGAAAGAAGGGAAATAAAGTATTTATTAAATTTTTTAATATAAATAAGGGGTTAATTTTGGTTCATTAAATTATTGGAAGGAGGATAAATGGTGAACCGAAAAGTTGCATTTATCTTATTAGCAACATTTTTACTATCGACTGTAAATTTTGCACATAAAGGAAGAACGAATAGTAAAGGTTGCCACACAAATCGCAAAACGGGTAAATATCATTGTCATAAGAAAAAATAATATTTTTAGAAGAGCTTTTAAAAAGGCTCTTTTTTTGTTAAAAAAGAATGAAAAAATATTTCTTTAAAAAACAACTTGACATTTCCGATTTTATCGGATAAAATAAATTAGAGGTGAGTTGAAATGAAAGAAAAGAAAAAAATAGCAACAGATATTTATTCAAAAATAAATATTACTCTTAAAAGAGAAAAGTTATCACAGAAAGTTATAGCTAGCAAAATAAATATGACTCCACAAACTTTCTCCGATAATATGATGAGATTAGCGAATGGTAATTTCCCTAAATTAGATTTTTTAATAGATATTCAACGTGAATTGAAAATTGATTTAGGGTTAAATTTTTAACCATCAATTACGATTAAATCGGAATTAATTGATTTTTTTGGCGTTAATAATTTTTCTTAACAATTCAATAATTTCTTTTAATTTTTCATCATTATTTTCCATAATAATTACTCCTTTCATTAAAGATGTAATTATTTTAATAGTGTTTGAATTGATGATTCAAAAAGGAAAGGAAGGAGGTGTGAGGGTGAATAAATGACTTTTTTAGAAAAAAACATAACTAAACTTAGAATAACAAAAGAAATCGAAATGATTTTGTCCGAGAATAATATAGGAACAAATGATTTTGAAGAAATTGTATCGCAAATAAGAACGGATTATAAAAATAATCCGCTTGATTCTAAAAACATCAAAAGAAAATATATTGTATATAATTTTACATATATAGCAATAATCATTGTTTTTCTTCTAATTGTTTTTCTTGAATTTTTTCAAAAAATCTGAGCAATTCAAAAAGAAACATAAGAATTGTGATAGTTATAAGGAACGTAAAAAAACGTTTAAATGTCAAATCATAAATTATTAAGCTAAAATTTATATTTAAAATATTTATAAAAAAGTAGTCTAATGTAAACACGAAATTTAAGACGGAAATTTTTATGATTTTTATATCTTTGACATAAACGGCAATAGCTAAAAAAATGCTGCTTACAGAAAGAAATGTATTTAATGTTTGATTATCAAGTTCAACTGGATAATAGTTTATTAGAAAAACAAAAATGAAAGTTGCAAATATAAAAGAACTAAATTTTCTGTAAGGCAATACGAAAAATGGATTTAAAAAAATGCAAAATATCAAAGCTAGAAATATTTTGAACATAACAACACCTCCTTCCGTTATAATTTTGTTTGGCGATAATATTATAACTCAAAAGGAGAGAAAACTTAAGTAACAAAAAAAGCACTCCGAAGAGTGCTAACAAAAATTCATAAAAATCTATATTTTGTGTTTATTTTAGCATAGAGTTATGAAAATTACAAGATGTAGAGAGAGGAAAGAAAATGGCAACTTTTAGAGTAAATAAAACAAGTGATTATACAGTAATATCAAATTATCATTTAAGAGAAAAAGAAATGAGCTTAAAAGCAAAAGGGCTTTTGACTTTAATGTTGAGTCTACCAGAAAATTGGGATTATTCAATTTCAGGATTAGCTTCGATATGTGCCGAAAATGAAACAGCTATAAAAACAGGGTTGAATGAGCTAAAAAAATTTGGGTATTTAAGAATATCTAAAATATTTCCAAATAAAAAACGTGGAAATAAAAAAATAGAATATGTTTATGAAATTTTTGAAAAACCTCTTAAAGAAGATAAAAGACAAAAAGAACAAACAACAGAAGAACAAACCTTAGAAAGTCAAGTGATAGAAAATCAAGGTGTAGAAAATCTACCCCTAGAAAGTCAAGCGGTAGAAAATCAAGGACAATTAAATACTAAAGAATTAAATACTAATAAATTAAATACTAAAGAAGTAAGTACTAAAGAATATACATATGTGAAAAATGAATTTTCACGATTGTGTGAAGAAATAAAAAATAACTGGATAAAAATTGCTCATGAGTATAAATTATCAGGTACACAATTAAAAATAACTGAAAAACGAAAGAGAGTTATTAATAATTTGCTGAAAGAGTATTCGCTGGAAGAAGTAATACAGTCAATGGAAAAAATACACACATCCAGTTTTCTGCAAGGAAATAATAAAACAGGGTGGAAAATAGCATTCGATTGGTTTATTAACAAATCGAATTTCTTAAAAGTGCTCGAAGGAAATTATGACGATAAAGCAAATAGTAATAATTCTGAAAAAGAAAAAAAATCTAAAAATTATCAAGAAAAAGACTTTGTTGGAGTAACTGACGAAAGCATTGCGAATTTATTAGGAGGATTGACGGGAAATGAATAATCAAGAATTTAACGAAGTATTTAAACTGCTTTTAGTAGCTTATCCAAACACAAAAGACAAGGAAAGTGTCGCAACTATTTATTTTTTGACGATCGCAAATGAGTTGACAAAAAAAGAATTTGCAGAAGCGGTTGTCAAAATCTTAAAAACTAGGAAAAGTGGGTTTATACCACAACCAGCTGAAATTTTAGAAGTTGCTAAAAAAACTGCTAACATCGAACATCAAGTGATTTTAGCTAAAAAAATGCTTAAAAGAGCTATTGAAAAAGTTGGAAGAACTGGAATGATAGCGTTTGAAGACAAAGGAGTACAAGCAGTTGTTGATTATGCTAGTTGGTTGAGACTTTGTGATATGAGTGAAACTGAGTTTGATAATTTTATGAATTGGGAATTTGAAAAAATCTACAAGGAATTTATGAAAAATCCATACAATGTTCCTGAATATTTTCGAGGTTCTCAACCATTAATCGGACAAACAAAGCCAAAATTATTTACATATGCGATGATTGGAATTAGGAATAACGAAAACTTTATTCCGTTGGAATATAACATGAAAAAAGAAACAGAGAATAAATTGAGTTACAAAAGTCTAAAGGAAAAAATGCTGGTAGGAGGATAAAAAATAATGATAAAAGAAAAAGTAAGGGTAAATATTATAGCAATAGATTTCAATAGCCGTAAAGGATGGAGATTATATCACAACGAGGACTTATATGGAAACACAGAAATTATAGATGATAGGTTTTGGAACGATGTGCAAGAAGGATATTATAGTTTCAGCAAAGGTACAACTTTAATTGCTGATATAGAATGCCCTTGGAAAATTGAAGAACCACTAAAAATTTTGAAGGTGCATGAGGTGATTTATAGTGATTAAGCTGGAATTGCCAGTTTACTGGAGCATAACTAAAAAACAGCAGACGCTTATTGGTATGAACTGGTATCAAAGAGCAAACAGGTTTCAAATTAATGAAGTCAAGAAAGCATATCACGAATTAATCAGAGTGAGGCTACTTAGTAACAAAGAAAAGATAAAAGGAAGTTATCAAGTTAGGTATAAATATTTTTATAAAAATGATAATTCTGATTTAAAAAATGTAACATCTGTTATTGACAAATTTTTTAACGATGCCTTACAGGAACTTGGGATTGTTGAAAATGACAATGTAAAATATTTTAAAGAATCAATCGACCGAGTTGGCGGAATGGATAAGAAAAATTCAAGAGTTGAGATAGAAGTGGAGGAATTAGAAAATGGATAAAAGAATATGGATTTATAACTATTACTCAAAAAAAAGTAACAGCTCAAGGTAATACAAGCGAGTATATAGATTGTAATATTAGGATAGAAGAAAGGACAATGACAACTGAATAATAACTGTGAAAGCATTGCTTTTTTTGAAATTCAGGATATAATATATTATTCCGAAGAAAGGAAATAAAATGTGGAAAATGTATAATGAAACTAAAGCAGATTTAAAAGTCAAAATTGGTGGTTCTGATGAAATCGATGCAAAAGAACTGTCAGAATTTTTAAAAGGAACATACGATACTTTAGCAAAAATAACATCAATAAATGCAAAGGATTCTTATTTTAAGTTAAATTTCAAAGCTTCAGATAAAGGTTCTGTTATTTTAGATTTTTCTGCGATAACTCCTGAAATTTTAAAAATAACAGGATATGTTGTATCGGCGGCAACGATAATAAAAATGTATTTAGAGATTATAAAATTAGTAAAAGACTTAAAAGGGAAAAAATTAAAAAAAATAGATCCTGATACTGGAAATATAACTAATTATTATGGAGAAGTTAATAATTATAATATTGAAACTGTAAATTTATATTTATCAAATCCAGATGTAAGCAAAGAAATAAAAAAAAGTATAAAAAAATTAAAAGATAGAGAAAATTTAAAATATTTTCTCAACAATGAAGATGCGGAATTAGAATTATCTAAAGAAGATATGAATGTAATGACTGCAGAAGAAAAAGAAACTGAAGATGCAGAAGAAGAACTGGAAAATTTATTAGAAAATATAGAACTGAAGGTATACAAAGTACCTTTTCAAGGAAATTCGCAATGGGATGTAATTTTTAATAATGAAATTACAAAAGTCTCTGTTTGGGATCAAGAATTTTTAAAAAAACTTCATGCTGGAGAAATCTTACTTAGTTCACAAGATATATTCATTGTGGATATGAGAGAAGTTAAAGAAAAAGATAAAGTAAAGTATTATATTTTAAAAGTACAGGAGGTAAAAAGATTAGAAAATATAAAAATTTATTAAATCACAGTTATTAGTTTAGCTGTGATTTTTTATTTGGAGGGAAAATGAGAGAGAATGCAATGACAAGGATTAAAAGAAAACTTTTAGAAGGAAAAGAAGTGGATGACAGTGACTTTCGTTTTATGGAATTGAAAGTTGATTTGTTCAAAGATATTAAATTTATTAAGAAAAGGAAGGCTAAGAGAAAATGTCTAAAAGAATGAGTAGGGAAAATCAAAAATTAATTTACTGGTTCATAGACTGCTACGCTTATCATCTGAAAGGTGTAGACATAAATTGGCATACTAGCAAGCAAAAGTCTGCCATTTCTGACTACTTTCTTTACAAGGCAAAGGAAGACTTGAAAAAACTTTATATCAGGCACAGCGGAAAGAATATAAAGGGATATGAGCCTTTCAGGAACATGGAGAACAAGCTGAAAGATAGAATCGGAAACATAATTGACAAGAATTACACGAAAGAGAGTAAAATCAATATAATCACAAATGATTTAATGGATTTTGTAACTGATGAGATTCAAATGTTGTTTATCAAGTTGAATGATACTTTTAGCTTGGCACTTAAATTAATGAGTAATGTCGAAGCTGTGGCATTTACTAATTTCCTGTTTGACTATTTTTTGCAGAATGATATTGATATGTGGCAGGAGATACACGAACTATACAGGCAACAAGAAAATAGGAAGTGGGTGTACTGGATGTTAAAAAAGAAAATATGTGTTATCACAGGAAAGCCAAATGCACAACTGGCACATATTTCAAAAAGCGCTGGAGCATTAGGAGGCTACAAATATGACAAAGGGATAGGAAACAGTTATTTAACTTTGGCAGCAGAGTGGCATATAGGAGTAGATCATGGAGTTAATGGTGGTAGAAATAAATTAATATCAAAACTGAAAGAGCTGAATATAGAGCCTTTTGAGATAAGAACCGAGGAAGAAGTTAAGAAATTGAAAAAAATATATAAAGGGCATTTCAAGGGATTTAAGGAGGAATAAAAATGGAATTTTTAAAAATATATTTATTAGGTTTTGTAAGAGTTTTTGTGATCTTAACAACAGGAAGAACAATAGCGAAAATAAATTCATATAAAAGAACTGGCAGATGGAACACTCACAAAATTGAATGGGGCGAAATAACTTATTATTCGCTTTACAGTTTCAGCTTTTTTGCCCTACTGTTAGATGATTTCATAAGAGAAAATCTGTGATAAAAAGTTTTGAAAAAATATTGAACAAAGACAAGTATAAAAAGAAATAGGAGTATATAGAAGAAAATCACAAATTGAAGAAATGTGATTTTTAGAAAAAATTGGACAATGACAGTTGAATATTTTTGATTTTAAGGTATAATATGTATTATTATATTTTTGAGGGGGAATTTATGGATAGTAAAAAAATTTTATTTTTAGATACAAATTTTTTACGTGATTATTCAGGGAAAGAAAAAGAATTTCAAGAATCTTTAAATATTCTTTCGGAAAAATGGGAAGTTTATATTTCATCTTTTACGGCAATCGAATTAAAAAATAATAAAACAGATGCGGGATTAAAAACTTTAGAACTTTTAGAATATATAAAAGTTTTACCAAGTCAAATGGAATTTATGGAAAATATATATGAAGCTGAAAAGTTATTTTCTAAAGAAGAACTTTTAAAAATCGATAATACAGAACAGTATATAAAATATAAAAAATATATAGAAATTAAAGATATTAAATATGTTTTTTCAGTAATTGAACTTATAATAAATGAATGTAGAAGAGAAGAAATAAATTATAATATGAATAATTGGAATCGTTTTGCTATGGAATATTTAAAATCAAAAAGAAGAAAACAAGAAATAAATTTAATTAAAAATTTTTGTTTAGGATTAAAAGAATATATAGTAGAAGATGAGAATTTAAAAAACTCTAAGAAAAAAATATATCTAATGAAAATAGAACAATTTTTTAGTTATCATAAAGGTTTGTTAAATAAGGAAAAAACTCTATATATTATAGGATTTTTGAGAATTGTTGAAAAAATTTTATCAAATAAAGAAATTGGAAATAAAAGCATTGGAAAACGAAAGAATGATTTTTTTGATTTAGGGTTTTTATCAACACTTTATTTGGACTCAGATATTTTAACCAAAGATAATGACATGATAAAAGAGTATAAAAAGATGGGATATGAAGAAGTAGAGCGATTTAATGATTATGTTATTTTAAGACCACGTAATACTAAAACAAAAACGTATGAAGAGATTTATGAAAAAATTATAAATTTAAATGAATAATAATCAATAAAAGACTAATTTTTAGTCTTTTTTATTTGTATAGAATATATGATTTTAGAAAGGAAAAATAGAAATAAATGAACGAAAAAGATATAGACAGAATAGCGGACAAAATAATAGAAAAAATGAAAACTGACAGAGAAATAAAAACAGAGAAACAATTAACACCATTTCAAAAGACAGAAAAACTGTTATCAGAATTATCTTTATTAAAAGGTGCTATTGATTCTAAAAATATGCTTATAGAGGATTTGAAGAAAGAGGGTATATCAATTCAGAAAAGAGAAACTGGAGTTAATGTGCAGTCTAGTAAAGTATACCTATCAGAATTAGAAAAGGTTGAAAATAGAATTGAAAAATTAAAGGAGGAAATTGTAAGAATAGAAAATGTTGTTAATATGGTTGAAAGAGCATTAGGTACAATTAGGAATAATAAATATTACGATATAATAGAAATGAAGTATTTTGATGATTTAACATTTGAGCATATATCTGAAAAATTAGATATAAGTGTTATAACTGCAAAGAGATATAAAAATAAAATGATTAGACAGTTGCAACTAGTTATATTTTCAGATGATGTAATAAAAAATATATTAAATTGAAAAATGATACTTTTTTGATATTGTATATAATTTTTAATATGTTATAATATGTCAAGATGAAAGAGTATGAGTTGAGTACTTGTTATTGGATCCTTGATTTATATAAGGACAAGACAGTTTAAAAGCTGTCTTTTTTTGTTGCAAAAAGGAGGTGGTAGCATTGAAATTAAATGCAAGGCAGAAGTCTTTTTGTGAGTTTTATGTAGCTAGTGGAAATGCTACTGAATCCGCAATAAAGGCTAGGTATAGCGAAAAAACAGCAAGAAGCATAGGACAGAGATTGTTGACAAATGTTGACATAAAAAAATATATAAAAGAATTGCAGGAGAAAGCAAAAGAAAGCAGAATATTGACAGCAAGGGAAAAAAGAGAATGGCTAAGTGAAGTTATTAAAAATGGAAATGAAAAGTTGCAAGACAGATTGAAGGCATTGGATATATTAAATAGAATGGATGGCGACTATGTGGAAAAGGTACAGTTATCAGGGGAAGTTAAAAGAAGCAACCCATTTGAAGGGCTAACTACTAAAGAATTGAAGAAGCTGGCGAATGGAAAGTAAAATAGTGCTAGGGGCGAAATTGGAACTTGCAAGACGTGAGTTTTTTTTTTATTGCAATTTGATGGCGCCTGACTTCTATAAAGAAAGCCGCAGTTATTTAGTAGAGCTGTGTGAAACAATGCAAAATTTTATGGGCAACGAAGAGAATGTATTAATTATTAACTTGCCACCAAGACATGGTAAATCTAGGACAGCAACAATGTTTGTTGAATGGCTACTAGGACGTGATTCAAGTAAAAAAATAATGACTGGTTCATATAACGAAACTTTATCGACTGTTTTTTCAAAAGCTGTGAGAAACACTATATCTGAAATAAAGGCAGATCCTGAGAAAATAGTTTATAACGATATATTCAAAGACGTACGAATAAAAAAAGGTGATGGGGCTATGAACTTGTGGAGCTTAGAGGGCAATTATAGCAACTATCTGGCAACTTCTCCAACAGGAACCGCAACAGGATTTGGAGCAAATATCATTATAATAGACGATTTAATAAAGAATGCTGAAGAAGCAAATAATGAAAATGTATTAGAAAAACACTGGGAATGGTTCACAAATACAATGCTTTCAAGATTGGAGATAGGTGGGAAAATAATTATAATAATGACACGCTGGCATTCTAACGACTTAGCGGGTAGAGCACTTAATGAATTAGAAAGAAATGGATATAAGATAAAACATATAACAATGAAAGCCTTGAAAAATAATGGTGAAATGTTATGTGATGAAGTTTTACCGAGATATGAGTATGATAAAAAAGTAAAAACAATGGGTTCAGATATAGCAAGCGCTAACTATCAGCAAGAACCTATTGACTTAAAAGGTAGACTTTATCAAGGATTTAAGACATATGATAGGTTAGATTTTGAATTTATGAGAATCAGGAGCTATACAGATACAGCGGATCAGGGAAGTGATTATTTATGCAGTATAATTTACGGAGAGTATCAAAAAGAGGCATATGTTTTAGATGTCTATTATACAAAAGACGGAATGGAAATAACGGAAGAAGAAGTAGCAAAAAGACATTATGAGTATGGAGTAAATATAGCAGATATAGAAAGTAACAATGGTGGTCGCGGATTTGCAAGAAACATAGAAAGAATATTAAAAGAAAAGTATAAAACAAATAAAACTAGAGTTAATTGGTTTCACCAAGGAGCAAATAAAATAGCTAGAATAATTTCAAACAGTACTTGGATAATGGATCATATATATTTTCCTGTTAATTGGAGAAATAAATATCCAGAGTATTATGATGCAATGACTAAATATCAAAAAGAAGGAAAAAATAAACATGATGATGCACCTGATGCAACAACAGGAATAGCTGAGAAAATTATAAATCAGAACAAATTAAAAACATTAAATAAAAAT